GCCATATACACATCATAATCCAGTTTGGATAAGTGACTCCTCAAACTTTTGGTAAGACTCTTTTGACAATGTTCGTAATCAAAAAATACACCATACCACTTTGTGTCAATTCTTTCTATCTTGTTGTTTACATCATCAATGGATGAAATGTAACATACTTCCCGCAATATTGCAGGAACATCAACAAACGAGTAAACAGTCATTCCCCAATCTGCAATAGGATTGTCAGTTTTCACCAAAAATAATGTAAGCATCAGATTCGATGTTCCTCAAATTCCATATAATCCTGCGTGATAAAACGCAAATCAAACACCGTGTTGCACAAAGTACAACGAAACAAATCCCGACTCCCACCACCTGATAAATCAACGACAACAGCAAATTTCCAACAAAAAGGACAATACATTTTTAACTCTTTTTTTTCTGACTTGCCACCTTTCTTTTTTGATTCCCCACTCATAATAAAGACTTTAATTTATTGACAATATCTTCCGGTGAATGTGTATTAGTGCAAGGGCAAGGGCAATCATATTGACCAAAACAAGGACCTAAAATTGGGCATACTTCCAAATAATCTGGAACCATACATATCAAATCACCCTGCACCTGTACCGGCTGAATTGTTCGGTAATTTCCACTTCCAAATAAACAAATCTGTGAAATGCCCAAAGCACCTGCCAAGTGGCTGACAAAACTGTCAACAGTAATCGCCACCGTTGCCTTGCTCATTACATACGCGGATTGTTGGTAAGTTAATTGTCCTCTTAAATCCACATCAGCAGATGCGTCAAAATCATTTCTCCCCCCGACCTGCACCGTAGGCAAAATAGTTTTCAAATCTGAACATACCTTTGACATCTGAGTGTATGTTCTATGACTAGGATCTCCACCAGTTGTATGTACCACAATATACTCGTTAGGCAATTCAATATCTGGAATTGATTTCTCAATGAAAAACTCTGATGGTTTGACTTTTAAAATCTTCCAATAAAAATCACTCAAAAGAACATCCCCATTTCGTCCCCATATACTGCTCAATAAATATTTTCTATGAGGATTAAGATACATCTTGTAATGATCAACAAGTTGCTCATCGTATGGAAGAACCTTTTCAATGTAGGGGTTGCCCTCAACAATATTATGATAACGATGTTGCGTCATGTAATGAATTGGCAAACCATATTTTTCAGTCAGCCCTTTAAAACATCGGGTGGTCATCAACACATCCCCGGCGGAAGCATACTGACCAAACAACAAAGCATCCTTGCGTTTCTTCTTCACAAAGATTTTGCCGTCACTATGCGCCAACAAACTATTGATATTTCCCACCGTAGAAAGGTACTCAGCGGCCCTCTGAGCCCCTTTCTCAATGCAAGCCTGCCTTACCCCTTTCTCGTTAAGCACAAATGCCATTCCACCAGCAATGTCCTCGGTTTTAGCGCAAGAAGCATCCACAAAACTCGAAACCCATTTCCCACCAACTCCCTGTCTGCCAAAAACCTTGACCGGCAAAAACGTGTGTTCCTCACAACCAACTTCCACACAACAATCCTTGATAAGCTCAATCTGCGCCGTTGTTTTTGTCGCTACTATCGGGGTGCCACAAAGCATCGCTTCCAGCAATGTGTAAGAAAGTCCTTCTTGTAAACTCGTATTTACCAAACAATCAATGCTCTGATAAAGTTCCACCATAGATTCCTGTGGCAGAATTCCAGGTGGTCGGGTAAACACATCACCATTGAGCAGACCCCGATCAATGCAATATTGACGAAGATCAAAAACTCCATTTTGCATATCACAATGTATATACAATTTTGCGGAAGGATTATTAGTTTTTGCCAAAGAAAATGCTGCTATGGCACGTTGTGGGTCTTTTCTGAATTGGTTTTCTCCAAAAAACCCAAACAAAAAGTCATCATCTTTTAATGACGGAAACCATTTCTTGCGAAGCTTATTCTTTACACTTGAAGGAACAGAACTGTATAAATCCGGATTGGCAAGGGGAGGACGGAAATACTGTAAATTTGGCACAAAAGAATTTAACTTTTCAAATCCGTATTTCGAGTAAACACAAGGATACTGAACTTGCTGAATAAGTTGCACCCAATCCGACCTTATGTTTTGCAAATCGTAAGGAAACAACCACAACCATTCAAAACCCATTTTCCTTTGCAAACTCTGAATCTTTGAAAAATATTCAGCATACACCCAAATGTCCAAACCAACCATCACAAGATAACTGAAATTTCCTTTTTCCAAAAGAAAAACAAGTTTTTCAATTCCCCATTTCTCCTGGGTCGGTTCCATTGGGATTATAGGGTAATTCAAATTTTGGTAATCGCTGGAGTTAATATCAATGAAAGGACTGTGTCGTACTAAAAACGAGGGGGAATATGTAGCTAAATCAAGCTGATGCAAGATTGCTTGCATCATCATTCCAAGACCTGTTGGATTGTAAGGGTGATCCCCTACAAATAAAACTTTGTTCTTTTTCAATTTTGTTTTGTCCTTATCGTGTGTCCTCCCCTAAAACAACGATGTCAACTGCGGGGAAGCGGTATTTGATTACGTTTTCCACCCGATAATACTCACCTGACCGAGTTTGGTAACGGTCATTCACTTGAAATCCATAAGAAGTAGGAAAGTAACCGGTATGCTTCTCAACATCTAATTCTCCTATCTCCTCTTTTTCTTCCAAACCTCCACCATACAAATTTTCAACCTGTAAACCATAGCAAGGACTGCTCACTGTAATCCAATTTGTACTTTTATTATAATCAGTTCCCCAACTACTTTCCCCACTTGGCCGTAATAACTCTCCCGATACATTACATTTGTACAAAACACTGTCATACTTGACAATCTCATTTTCCACAATATCAGGGCTATGGTGCATAGTCATATACAACTCGGAAGTCTCCACAAATTGCAAAACATCCCCCGCATTCACGGTTGTATCATAACTTAGCCAAACCTCAAGAAAAAACTCCCTGATAAATGGTTTCGTGACTTGGGCATTGGATTCATAAATTAAATACTCCCCGGAAGTTTTCCCCAAAACATTGTATTGCACCCCAACATCTTGAAGAACCTCTTTTATGTCAAGTCCAATTCCCATTAACTATTCTCATCCGGTTTAAACTTAACTTTGTTATCTTCAGAGTATGTAACATCTCTTCCCAAATGATCATAGGAAAAACCAGCATCAACTTTTGTTCCGAACAAATTGAAAGTATCTACATTAGCAAACTGCTGTGGTTCTGATTCCTGTATATTTGCAAAAGCCTCATCCATCATCGAGATAAGCTCTTTGTAATGATCAAAACGCTGATTCAAATTCAACGTCTTAATCTTGAACTTATGAGCAGATTCCGAATACAAATAAAAGAATAAATGTCTTTTCGCTCTTTGCTTCAACCAATATATTTGAAAATCGGAAGTAATAGGAAAGGCCCATCCTGTTTCTCTCATTGCATCATTTGTGGCATTGATGTAATCCACTGCAATGTCAAGATATGTGGACAAGCCTTTTACCTCTTGCTCAAGAACCGCTATAAACTCTGATTTAGTCACAGCGCACTCCTACTTCTTGGCCTTTCTCGGTGCTCGTTTAACTTTCTTTTTCACAGGCTTCTTTTTTGGTTCTTCAGCGGGGGGTGGAGTTTTGCTTTCCCGTTTCTTAGCAATAATTCCAGTATCCACATACTCCACAAAAAACACACCTTTGTTGTCTAACTCCACCTCCCGTAAAATATGTTCTGGAATGGCCGGAGCCTTGTAAACAGTTCCGACCATTTCCACTCCCTTATCTGTTTTGAATATTTTTTGAATTCTCACACTTTTGATTTTCATATTTGGAACTCCCCTATTGATCAATTTGACTACTCGACATCCAGAATATAAACAGAATCTCTCTGGCGAAGAATAGGGAGGCCTTTGTCTTGCACTCGAATGAAAATTCCATCCGGGTCCCATGTTTCTTTGCGGTCAACTTTCACACCATAATGACGATCCAAACCATACGGAGCCGAAAAATAATCGGCAGAGAGTTTGCCGTCAACTCTGGAAGCCATCATAATGAATTTGTCATCCGGGATATACCGGCGTTTCATGGCAACATAATCTTCAACCGCTTTGTAACTTGCGGTGGGAGCTGAAGAAACACTAACCGTGCCAGCTTCAGGAGACACTGCGGAAATGGTGCCGGTTTCAGACGTACCAGCGGAAACATCGTAAAAAGTCAATGTTCCTCCTACCTCAAAATCAGTAGGATCATCTACCGAAATATCAGTAGTGGTGCCACCAGTCACCGCACCGGTCAAATTCGCTCGAACCTCGTAAACCTCATCGTAAACGATAAAATTCGGAATATCAAGCAAATTGCCAACAACGGAAGCATTGGCCCCAACAATACTATGTTTGGTGCCGCTGAACAAACCACCATCACCAAAAGCGTTCTTCTGGAGAAGCTGGCGAACCGTGGTATCCTCGGTAAGATACTGAAACACCTGATTGCTGCAAAGTGCATAATCCACCTTCGCACCACAATCATCGGAAATTGTGCGTTTCCCGTCAATAATGTCACCAAGAATATCAGCAGACGTACCAGTTCCCCATTTCACGGTACTGCCCAAAGTAACGGAGTGCGTTGATGGAATATCATAGTCAACACTAACCTTCGTTCCGGTACGATCAGAATAGCTGAAACTGCCGTCAACCAGCATTTTCGCAAACATCCATTCTTTACGTCTCCAGTTACGAATGGTCATGCCCATCAGTTCATCCGCCAACCTCTGTTGAGCAGAATAATACGTCTCGGTAGTTCCAGGTTTGCGGAGATTGTTCAGAAACTCCTCGTCGAAATACATTTTCTCGCCCCAAAAAGCGGCTTCCGCTTCGTGTTGCGCGATTCCAAACGGGGAGGTCATCGGACTGGGAGCTCCGGGCGGCTTAAACGGGGCCATCCCACGGCCACCAGTTTGGCTTTCCCATTTCACGGTGCTTGAAGGCGACCTACGATCTCCACGCCCAAAAAGATTCATAAGAACCAGATTCGGGGGCATCTTCCATTTTGTAACAAAACCATTCAGAACGGCCAACCTCAGTTCTGGAATATCAGAAATTCCTCTCGGCATAGCTGTTCACCTCCTTTCTACTTAATATATGTGAAATTCCCGAAAGCGATTGCGCTCAGGTCAGTCCTGGCAGCAGAATCCACATTCAGCAAAGCTCCGGTGTAAAGCACACAATTCCCAAGAATCAGTGTAGCCAAAGCACCGGCAGCGTTCTCATCATCCCCGGTATCCACAGTTTTCTCCAGAATACCCACACAAGTGTCATACCCTTCAATGGTTGCGTAGGCATGTCTTGCAGTGGTAAACGAAGTGGTAATATTGGTGGTAGCCGTAATCACCGCCATGTGAGTGTAAGTGGTTCGGTCAATAGCAGTAATAGCTCCCAAGTTTTGAGCAGCGGTGGTGTCGTCATTGACAACAAGATCGTCCCCAACGCTAAACTTGTAACTATCAGCCATTGCCACATGCACGGAAGCAGTACCAGTCCCACTGTCCGCAACCAGATAAGCACGCCCAGGGGCAACTTCAGCACCGGTAATGGCGGAAGGATCGTAAGGCAACATTTTTCCAACGCTGCCACTAGCAGAATCGTTTTTCGCCAGGGCAGTGCCCATTTTCAGAACACCAAAACCCTTGGAAATGCTAATGGGAACTTTCAGTGCCGCATCCGGGTTGCTGTAGTACAGCTTTTTGTAATCTTCCTGGGTTCCGTAAACAACATTCGGTGTATCACTCGCCATAACTGTTCACCTCCTTCCTATTTCTCATCAATCTGATAACCCACCATACCAAGCAAGCTATCGGAAAGTTTGTTATCCTCTTCCTCTTGTTCTTTCTTGTTTTTAGCCTCGGAATCATCAGTGCTGCGATTCAAAGTCCCGACACCTTTCACGATGTCAGTGAAAAGCTCAGACCAACTATCCACTTCGGATTTGACGGCCTCCGTGAATTTTTCCATATCCAAAGTCTCAGTTTCAGAATCAACAAATTTGTTGTAAGAAACCATGGATTTGATCTTGGAATGAAACCTTTCCGGCACTTCCTTTTCCGCCAGGATCTCATCAAACTTTTTCTCAGCGTCCGATTTCATGGCCTTTTCCTTGAAAACAACAACTTCTTTTTTAAGAGAAACATTCTCTTTTTGGACGTTTTCGTTTTCTTCGGAAAGCTTCTTGACCTTTTCGGTAAGATCAGCCACGGTAGCAGACAATTCCGAAAAATCTTTATCAGATGTTTTGCCTTTCTCGGCCATTTTCAAAATCTCCTGGTAAATTTCCGGGTACTCTTCCTTAAACTTCTCCACTGT